TAAAATACCATGACAGAAATGCACACAGATTTACCAAAAACAATTAACGAAGCACTTAAAATACTAGCATATAATGATTATTTCTGGTCAGATCCCCTATCGACGCAAAAGACACACATCAAGCCACACCCAAAGGACCACGACACAGTGAGATCCTTGGCAGAATCACAGTATGCTTGGACTGAAAAGCAGGCCAGATTAGCACTAGTAATCCTTAAGAGATACCTGACCAAATTCCAAGCACACGGTATGGACATCAAGCAGTTGTTGGACAAACCTGTATACGAGGACGATTTCCGTGTGATCAGTTTTGACAAGGTGATAGAGAAATACACCGACGAAGACAACATTGACAAGATTGAGATGAAATTCCCTTACCACAAGAAAGTCATACAACTTATACGTTGCATGAAAGACAAGCGTGACTTACCCGGCATGTACGCCCTATACGATGGTGAGAAAAAGAAGTGGACATTTCAACACAGCGATGTCACTGCCTACTATCTCACATTAATAGCAGTCAGATACGATTTCAAATTCACAGACGACAGTTTGTTGAACGATTACGAAGAAATTAAAAAACAAGTGATAGGACATCGTCAGCCAACTGCAAGATTGATCGCAGGTGAGGTTGTACTGGACAATGCCCCTGAATCATTGAACGAACACTGGAATGAAAATCTTAAAAACAAAACAGCACTTGAACAAGTGGACTCGTTGAAGAACTTCAACATATCAACCAAAGGAATCAACGTAGAGGCAGAGACCACAATCGGTCATAAGATAGCACACAACAACTATCACAAGTTGTGGATAGACTCAAAAGGCTTCTCAAAAAAAGAAGTTGTCAAAGGATTAATGGAACTGGATTGCTTTCCGTTGATGATGCCTGTGAGTGGTGATATACACATGCAGGAAGATGTGCAGAATTTTTGGGAATGGCTAAGGGTATTCCAAGCACACGGTATAGACATACTCAATGATTGCAGTTGGGGATTTGATATAAAGGAACCGATGTACGAAAAAGATTATGCCAAAAAAGGCAACGACAGAGTCACACTATTAAACAATAATAGATCGCAAGATTTTTTTGAGAACTTGTTTGAACTGCATCAGATGAGCAAACAGTTCAAACTTATTAATACTAATACCAAAATTATATTTGTAAGGAACAGAATACCAAGGGCATTGATCAAAAGTAGAATAAAACCAAAAGCATCTTTGGTCGCACTGGGTGGAGGTTATTATGCTACCGGCACAGATAATCTAAAAAGAATGCTTGAAAATCTTCCAAAAAAGTTGTATTATAGTGATCACCAACCGAGTAGTTGGGATTGGCATGATCACATAATAGTAAAACTTTAGAATGAGCAGTTGTAAACTAGTAATAAAAGATGAAGTGAACGTGAAGTTCGAGAACCTAAGTCTCGAATGGCGTAAGAGATTATCTAACAAATTTAAATATGAGATACCATATGCGAGGCATCTACCAGCCGTGAAACTGGGCAGGTGGGATGGTAAGGTAAGTTTCTTTGGACTAGGTGGCACAACATATCTAAACTTAGTTGATCAAATACTTCCCATACTGGACGAAGGCGGAGTGTATATCGATGTGGAGGATAAAAGAGAACAACACAACTTTGAATTCAAAGCAGTAGACAAGGATTATCTGTCACACATAAGATGGCCAGAGAATCATCCGGCCGCGGGGCAACCAATTGAATTGCGAGACTATCAGGTGGAAACAATAAACAAATTTATAGAACATCCACAAAGTATACAAGAGATCGCCACTGGTGCAGGTAAGACCATTATTACAGCGGCACTGTGCCAACTGGTCGAACCGTATGGAAGGACACTAACAATAGTTCCAAACAAGAGCCTCGTCACACAGACAGAAGAGGACTTCCTTGCTTGTAACTTAGATGTTGGTGTGTACTACGGCGATAGGAAAGAACTAGGAAGATTCAATACAATAGCAACTTGGCAGTCACTGAATGTATTAGAAAAGAAAAGCAAAGACGAACACACAACCGATTTCTTAGAAGCAATACAAGGAATCAACACAGTGATAATAGATGAGGTGCACATGGCAAAGGCAGATGTACTCAAGAGATTGCTAACCGGACCATTCGCACACTGTGGTATACGTTGGGGTCTTACGGGCACTGTGCCAAAAGCAGATTACGAATTCATGGGACTGAAATGTAGCATAGGCGACGTGTCCAATAGGATACAGGCAAGCGAACTGCAGGACAAAGGTGTACTCGCAAACTGTCACGTAAATGTTTTACAGACACAGGACCATCCACAATTCAAAACATACGGAGAAGAGTTGAAATGGCTAACTACGGATAAAGTTAGAATGAAATGGGTGGCCAACACCATCAAAGATATATCATCATCAGGAAACACACTGATACTAGTAGATAGAATATCTGCAGGACAAATATTACAAGAGCAGTTGGAAGATTCAGTTTTCGTATCTGGGGCAACCAAAAACACAGACAGAAAGGAACAGTACGATGAAGTGTCTACGGCGACAAATAAAATTATTATTGCCACATATGGAGTGGCTAGTGTTGGTATCAATATTCCTAGGATATTCAACCTTGTTCTTATTGAACCTGGCAAATCTTTTGTAAGGGTTATACAGAGTATTGGGAGAGGCATAAGAAAGGCCGAAGACAAAGAGAACGTGCAGATCTGGGATATTACCAGCAGTTGCAAGTTTGCGAAAAGACACTTGGGGGCAAGAAAAAAGTTTTACAAAGAAGCCAATTACCCGTATAATATAGAAAAGATAAATTATGAAAATCCTTACACTAGATAACAGAACATACAAGTTAGAAAAGATACCGGAATGGGTTGATGAGCAGTTGCGATTCGCAGTACTGGACAATTCAGATCCGGATCAACCGGACTTCTTCTATATACCATTAATATTTTTAGAGAGCTTCAATGCTCCAGCGGCAGTTTTAGAAATTGGACCATATAAGATAAAGATGCCACTGGACTGGAAGATGTTGATCGGTGAAGCAGGACAACAAGAAATGCATGTGCTACCAATTACTAGTTTGAATGATCGAGGATTTGATGCTTTCACATTCAATCCATTATCTAGTCCTAAACCAGATTTCTATCCAATAGATGTTGTAGACATCTACACAGAAGTAAAATGGTATTTTCCAAAGATTAAATCAGGACAGATGTTGGCAGTGCCATTGAACAATGGTCCAAAACCCACGTGTGCCTACTTTGTCAAAGATATCTCGAGACAATGCGAACAGGTGGACTATGGCTCAGTCTGGTAGGAAATCAATAACAATTGATGCACCGATCATGATAACCAGTAACAAGATTGCTGTGTGGATGGACGAGGATTGGATGTTCAAATTTTTTGACTTCATGAAGAAACACAAATTCCAATTTTCAGGTTTACAACACAAACACAATAAAATAAAATTAACATTTGTAACAGCAGAAGAATGCACAATGTTTGCACTAAAATATGCCAGTAGAAAAAAATAGAAAATTCTTTGATTTAAGAAACGGACTAAAAGCAGTTGACTTCAGGAACAAAGACTACTTCGACAGGATCGACGACAAGGAGAAATCTTTGTACTCTCCCTATATGCTGATGAGATATGTTTCTAGTGTCTCATCCAAGGATCCTTTCTATGTGGAACACTACGTAGAGATGGTAAACGAGTGTGTTAATAAACATTGCTTTACACTGGGCAAACATAAAAAACTGTTATGGATACTGACTGCTATGTGTGGTGCAGAGACACAACAGTTCCATCCATGGGTCAAACCCATGAAGCGTGTACCAAACAAGAGTCTTAAGAAACTGCAACAGATCTATCCAACATGGAAAGAGGCAGACTTAGAAACATTAGACAAAGTGATCACGGACAGAGAATTAGAGGAACTGATAGAAGCACATGGCATCGACAAATAAATGCACATACTGTGGCAAGGAATTTGCCAAGGCACGTACACTACAAGTACATCTGTGCGAGCCTAAAAGAAGATATCTGCAAAAAGACGAGAAGTGGGTTGTTAATGCGTTCATGGTGTTCCAGAGATTCTATCAAATACATCAACACAATTCTAAAACAAAGACTTATGACGATTTTGTCAAAAGTTCGTACTACAATGCATTCGTCAAGTTTGGCAGATTCATTATGCACATAAACCCACTGTATCCAGAGAAGTACATAGAGTTTGTGTTAAGATCAAAAATAAAACTTGATCATTGGTCCAGAGATGACTTGTACGAAACGTATCTCATAGAAGCACTTAAATCAGAACCGGTCGAGGCCGCACTACAGAGGAGCATCGCAACAATGATGGACTGGGCAACAGAACAGAACGCACAATGGTCTGACTACTTCCGTTTGGTCAACACCAACCGGGCAGTTCAACACATACAGCAGGGAAAGATAAGTCCGTGGCTGTTGCTAGGTTGCAGTGCAGGCAAAAGGATGTTAAACTCATTTAACGACGAACAATTACAAATGATAGAGAGATTCATAAACACTAGTTTCTGGCCAAGCAAGTTGAAGAGCTATCCTGCTGACCACATGCTGGTGCAAGACACAGCAAGGGAGGCCAAGATTGTCTAAGATAGATTTAGAAGTTTCTGATAACTTGGAGTTTGATGATGGAGACTGTGCTGTGATAATCAAACAAGATGGATCAATAGGAAGAGTAATAATGCCAAAAGTCGACAGAGAGATATTAAAAACAGAAGGTTATAGAAAACTGTTAGATGTATTGGAAATATTACAACCAGGATCACGTGACAAGATGATACAACATTCAAAAAAAGAGAAAGGAAGTGTACACTAATGCCTGACGTAGATATAGACTTCTTTGACCGAGACAACACCCTGAAACTTTTTAAACACACACCTGCATCAATGCTCAAAGACGGCAAGTCGGAGAAACACAAAACAGGAGTGTATTTTCACGCTGTTCCGGAACATCCTGTTACTGGACACGCCTCACTAGATTACAAAAATGCAGAAGATAGAGGATACTTCAAAATAGACTGTCTGAACGTAAACATCTACAAAGATGTAAAATCAGAACAAGAACTTGTTGAATTAATGATACAAGAACCTGATTGGGACATGCTAAAAGATCCTAAGATTGTAGAGACTTTATTCCATTTAAATGGTCATTTCAACATAGTGTCTAAACTGGAACCGAGGACAATTGAACAACTTGCGGCGGTACTGGCAATTATACGTCCTGCAAAGAGGGGACTTATGTACAAAGACTGGGCAGACATAATGAAAGAAGTATGGACAAAACCCACAGACGGATCGTACTTCTTCAAGAAGTCACATGCTGTTGCTTATGCACAGGCTATAGTGGTACAGATGAATTTAATCAGCAGAGCTAAATATAGTTTTGATGCACCACAACAAAGTTAAAAAGCTCAAAAAAAATCTCAAACCCAAAATAGTAGACCTGTCAGACAATGGACCAATGACTAATGTTGACTTCGTTAAGCATCTAGATTTTATATGGCGTGACAGAAGCAAGAGGCCAATCAAAGTACTGAACAAGCAGTATCAAATGAGTCAAGAATGGATACGCAACGAACTGCCACACTGGCAGAAGATTTGGCACCCACGTGGTATCAATATTAGATGGGATCGCAGACAGCGGTCTTTTTTTTTGCGTGTTGTAAAAATTTAAACGGGTCTTCTGACTAGTTGGATAGTTCTTCTTTTTACACGTTTCTTTGATATCTCAGAAAGTTTCACAGTGGGGCCGTGTGCAATCTCAACATCCTTAGAGTTCAATGTTACCAACGTCGAACGGAAGTATCTGAATTCACCCTTAAGAAATATGTTAATTGGTAATTTACGATTGGATTCGTGCCACCAAGTTTCTCCACATTTTAGGAACCTCATCTTGTCCTGCGGCATCATGAGTCTACCATAGTCATAGAAACTAATCACGTTTGTATCCTCGTTCTGCACTATTCCCACATACTCCAAATCGCCCTTTCTGATCAGACTTAGGAATGGGAACTTGTCCCTCAATGTGTTAAAAATTTCGTTCATTCTATATCTATAAATACTGTTAAATATGTATTATGCAAACAGTACAAAGGTATTTAATAAATCAATTGGTAATAGCCTACATAAATGGTTATCACGGAAG